CCCCCCCCCCCCCCCCGACATTCTCACCAACACATTTTTTGAACGGTATGATTTTGGAATCATTATGAATCACGGCGCTACCAGCCCGTTCACACGGGAAGATCAAGACCCGCTGGCTGCCGATACGTGAAAGTCAGAACCATCTTTCTTTTCTTCAATCCGGTCTCTCTCTGCCCTTACCTCTTCGATTTCCAGGCCCTTGGCGATCAACAGCGCAAGTACATGGTTGAATGGCAGCGGGTAATATCTCGTCGCTTGCATCCTCTCAACTCTCTCCCTGAGTTCTGCTGAACATCGGATGGTGATGTTGGCAGACTTGCCGTTATCAACTTCCTTCATATAAATCCCCCTCAACAATTACAAGTATAACTCACAACGTCACACAATGCAAAACAAATATAAAAATAAGTAGTTGACAAGAAAGTCAATGAGAGTTAATGTGAGTCATCGGAGGTTAAACGATGAATGATTCATGGATTTCAATTCGAGTTCCAGCTCCATTGAAAGAACGCCTAACCGCAGTCGCCAAGCAAGAAAAGCGTACGGTATCCGGTCAGGCCGAGTATTTCATTGAGAAGGCGCTGGACGAGGATGACCGCAACGCAAGGCAGAGCGGCCAGGAGAAGGAGCTTCAGCAGTTCATCGAGGCTCGGGCATGAAGCGCAGGCGCTACCCCTATCTCGACATTCACTTCATCGAAGTAGAGCTGCGGGCCCTGCTTCTCGCTATCGACCTTGAGCCGTTCAAGAAAAAGAACAGGAGGAAGGCGTGAACGAGCTGGCTTTATCCATGGCACACGCCATGACCGTCAAGCAGGTCGCCGAGGCGCTGAACGTCAGCGATCAGACGATACTGAACTGGGTCAACAAGCTCTATCCAGGCATGATGCAGAACGGGCGCACCACGTACCTTGGCATTGAGGAAGTCACAAGGATCAAACAAAGCATCGGCACCGGCAGGAACGACCTCCAAAACGTCTTGGAGGTCAGAAACTCCACTACCGAGCTGGAGATTGCCGAGATGACCTTGAAGGTCATCAGCTACCACAAGGCAGAATCAGACCGTCTCCGCGCCGAACTGGTCCTTGCCGCCCCGAAGGTCGAGTCTTTCAACGCCCTCATGCGCTCAGAAAAGACCATGAGCATCACTGATGCGGCCAAGCACTTCGGGCTCCACCCCAAGGCAGAGGTATTCCCGTATCTCCGGGACCGTGGATACCTGACTTCCCGCGACCTTCCTTCGCAAGCCGCTCTTGACGCTGACTATCTTGCTCTTCGCAAAGCGTACTGTCTTGACGGTACGGTACGCGAGCAGGCTGTCGTGCTTGACCATCAGCTGGAAATCTGGCGGACCCGCGTCGTTCCGCAGATAGCGCACTGGAAAGCCGAGGCCACGGCATGAAAGCCGTTCAACCGTTTGAACAGAGCACCCCTCCCTTGTGGGGAGAATGGCTCCGGGCCAAGGCCGCAAGTGAGTACTGCGGACTGTCCGAGACCTACCTGTACAACCTGGCATCAGCAGAAGCGATCCCGACGCATCACGCCGGAAGAGCCCTGCTGTTCAAGAGGTCAGACCTTGACGAGTACATCCAGAGGTCCAGGAAGGCGGCAATCTGATGGAACACAAGACCGAGGGGAGGCCGTTTGACGACCTGTCACCCTGCACGGGGAACTCGCACTGTGACCTGTGTGCAACGTGCGGCAGGCGGACGAGCAGGAAAAAGGACGAGCATTTTTTACTGACGGCACCCGGCAACGGAAAGAAGTGCCTCGGATACCAGAACAGGCGATGAACAAAATGGAGGGGAACATGGAAGCAATGGTATTGGCAGAAGAGACAGCGGTTGCGGTACGGGACGACCGGCTGCTGGAGAAGGTCCTGGAAGGCGGGAACATCGAAGTCCTGGAGAGGTACATAGCACTCCGGGCATCGGAAGAAGAGCGGCAGGCCAAGCTCAGGTTCGACACCGAGTTTGCCCGTCTCAGGGGAGAGCTGCCTGCCGTCGTCAAGAGCAAGGCGAACGACCACCTGAAATCGAAGTACGCGCCGCTTGAGACCTTGCAGCGGGCCTGCGATGAGGCGATCTTTTCGCACGGCTTCTCGTACTCCTGGAGGGAGGAAGCGATAGCGGAAGGCAAGCGGGTCTGGATGGACATATCCGGTTATGGGTACACCAGGTCAAACTATTTTGACGCGCCGCAGATCGATCCTGTCAAGAACCGCGACGGATCGAACGTGCAGAACCTCTTGCAGGTCCGGGGTGTCATGTCATCCTACGGACGCCGCTATACCTTCATCAGTGGCTTCGGAATCGTCATCGAGGGAGAGGACGCTGACGGCCAGATCACGAGTGACACCGAGACCCTGCGGCTTGACCTCCAGAGCCTCATGGAGACAAAGGACTTCGAGGGAAACCGGAAGCTGAACCAGTCAGCATACGACACGATCAAGCGCGAACTGGACAAGCCGGACCCGGATACCAAGCGGCTCCAGGGATTCTACAAACGGGCGAAGGCACTTGTCGGGGGGACGAAGTGACTATCCACAAATGTGAACAGCGTAGCCCCGAGTGGTACGCAGTAAGAAGCGGCAAGTTCACCGCTTCGGACTTCGGGGACCTCATGCCGTCGAGCAAGCAGGGCATGGGCGACTGGAACAAAACGCAGATGAACATCATCTACCGGGTTGCCGCAGAGCGCATGACCGGACGCGCCTGCTCCACCAGCTTCACCAGCGCCGCCATGCAGCACGGTATCGAGACCGAGGACACCGCACGGATGGCGTACGAACTGGAGACCGGGCAGGAAGTGGAGCAGGTAGGCTTCATAGAACTGAACGAGTTTATCGGCTGCTCACCAGACGGGCTTGTCACTCCGTCAGGTGAACTTCCAGGAGGGCTTGAAATCAAGTGCCCGAACTCGGACACGCACCTCCGGTATTTCAACAACCATGACGACCTGCTTGCGGATTATAAATGGCAGTGCCTGGGTGCCATGATGTGCTCGGGGCGGCAGTGGTGGGACCTGTACTCCTTCGATGACCGATTCGACAATCCACAACTCCAGACGGTCAGGATACGGATACCAAGGGACGAGCGTGAAATAGGGATGCTTACAGAACGGCTTGGCTTTGCCGAGTCAAAGGTCAAATCAATCATAGAGGGGAAAGCATGAGCGACTTTGCAAACGGGTATCAGCCCGAGGACTACAGCAACAACCAGCCGAAACTGGAAGACGGGGACTACAAGGTCCGCATCGAGAGCGTCATCACCGGGAAGTCAAAAGCAGGCGCTTCGATGATAACCGTGGAACTCGGTATTGCCCAGGCCAGCTTCAAGTTCAAGCACTACATCGTCAAGAACGAGTATTACAACGCGAACATCACCAAGTTCTTTGATTGCTTCAAAATCCCGCGGGGTAACTTCGAGTTCAACCGCTGGTCAGGCAGGGTGGGGAAAGCATACCTCGCCAAGGGAGAGCCGAAGGACAACGGCAAGACATACATGGAGATCAAGTACTTGATCGTTGACACGGAACCAGCAGCAGCACCGCAGAAGCAGGGGCCCGTCGCACAGCCAGCGCCGCCCACCGACGACTTCACAGACGACATACCCTGGTGACCATCATCATCAAGACGGGCGGGGAGTACGAGACCGTATCGAAGACCCAGCCCGTCGTGGGCCGGACGTACACGCTGGAGGACGCGGCGACCGGCACCACAGCGCAGAACAAAGCGTTCCATGCACTGATAGGGGAGTACTGGAAATCAGGTTGCCACTCCTACAAGGCTGACAATTTTGACGACTTCAGAAACCAGATCAAGCGGGCACTGGGAGCAGGCTTTGAGGCGTTCGTGTACGCGGTCATCTTGGATGGCAAGCCCGTGATACTCGATGCACCGACGTACCAGGACATCCCGCCAGAGGTCAGGCGCGACCCGGCGTTGAAGCAGCTTGTCCGGGGGAGACTCAAGTCATGGGCCGACTACACGAAGTTGGAACGCCGGGAGACGATGGACAAGCTCATCAGCGAAATGATGCAGGCAGGGGTACAGACCCCGAAGTTTTACGAGATACTTGAAGGTCTTGAAGAATCATCAAGGATTGCCAAGGACGAACGCGAAACGGTAGAGGCGTGAAATTACTGGCTTGAGTGAACGGAAACGACTGGTGACACAGGAATCGTACATTGCGAAGGAATGGCGGGGTGTTTTATACCCGCCGCATGGAGCGTGGCGCGACCGAGGCAGGCCGCTGACCGTGATGGAGCGAGCCGTATGGTTTGCCACCAGACCGGGCATTACGAAAAGCGCGGTTCAAGTCCGCGCCGCTCCTTGGGAGGATTTACTGTTCAATCGCTTGAACACATGCGTCAATGCATGGTAGTGTTCAAGCACGTTACGAGACGGCAATCTCGTTGACATACAACGCCCAGTCGGGAGCATACTTCAAGTGCGTTTTTTGATTCTAAGGGTGCCGACTCACCCTGAACCCTTGCCGGGGAGAATCAAAGAGCGCATTTTTTTTGCCAAAGGAGAAATCGATGAATGAGATCGAGACCATGTACTACAATGCCTTGGTTAAATACCTGGATAGTCAACCAATTTTCACCGTAAAGGTTCATGGTGAATATGTGAAAATGAAAATTGATAAATACGGACGCAGTAATTATGGAATAAATATTGGAGATGATGATTACTTTGGGTTTACAGTGAAACCACAATCAGTATCGCATGGAAGTATTGCTGATTTTGTAGTGCAGGCGGTGTTCTTGGCAGGGTACATAGATTTCAATATTGAAATAGATGGGCATGACTGGCATGAAAAAACAAAAGAACAGGCTTCAAGTGATAGAAAGAAAGATAGGAAATTTCTAGCTTCATTTGCCCCAACAATCAGATATACCGGAAGTGATATTTATAAAGACCCTGACTCTTGCGTAGTGGATACCTTAAGTACAATTAGTTCATTTATTGGATCACTGAGGTCATTTTATAAAGACGAAGCCAGAGAAATGGAGCTTATCGATAGCTATAGAGGTGTATCATGAGCACCCAGCGGTATATATCAACAAGCTTCTGGGATGACGCATGGATTAGAAGCATAAACCCATCGGAAAGATATTTGTATATGTACCTGTTAACCAACACTATGACCAATATAGCTGGAGTCTATAAGACAACAATAGACCGCATCGCCTTTGATACTGGATATGACGACAGGACTTTGCTGCCCATGCTTCTAAAATTCACCGCTTCGAAAAAAGCTTGTTTTTATAATAGTGAATGGATCATCCTCCCATCATGGCCTAAACACCAGAAATGGCAAGCCAAGGAAACCATCAAAAAGGGCATAGACACAATAATATATGGACTCCCAGAATCAGTTAAAAAATATATGGTATCGATAGGGTACCAATACCCTATCGAAGGGTATGAGTATGACCCGAGCTATCTTGATATTGATCTTGATATTGATATTGATCTTGATATTGATAAAGAGGCGCATACGCCAGTCCCTTCCAAAGAGACGAGAGTGTTCAAGAAGCCAACCCTCGAACAGGTAGCCGCATATTGCAAGGAGCGTGGCAACTCCGTCGATCCAGAAGCGTGGATGGATAACTACATTGCCAACGGCTGGAAGGTAGGGAAGAACTCCATGAAAGACTGGCAAGCAGCGGTCAGAAAGTGGGAGCGTAACGATTTCAGAGAGAAGCCCAAGGCTCCTGCCTTCAAGCCGGAACCTATCGAGTCAGGTTGTGATCCAGAAGTACACGCGATGGTTCTAAGACTCTATGCCGAGCGGGATGCACGATGAACGACAACGAAGCCACCATGCTGGCTTGCATGCTAATGGACCCGACAATCATTTTCAACACCGTATTGACCGAACGTCATTATGAAGAGCCTGAACACCGCAGGATACTGAAAGCCCTGAGCTTGTGTGTTGACCGCAGGATGAGCGTTGACTACATATCCATCGGAGACATAGCGCCTGACGTTGACCGCAGATACCTCGCTACCATATCCGACAAAGTGCCATCAGCGGCAAACTGGAAATACTACGAGAAGAAAGTTCTTGACGGGTATCAGCGCCGTAGGCTCATGCAGATCGGGGCAGAGCTGCGGGAAGTCGGGCTGACAGATGACCCGATAAAGGCGATAGAGCGGGCTGAAGTTGAACTTCTTGAACTCGGAACCAACAGCCAGAGCCGGAAGGTTACGCGAATCGGCGAGGCCATGCCTGAAGCGATACAAGCCGCGGAAGAGCGGTTTAACCTGAAAGGACATATTCCAGGTATCGGTTCCGGGCTCCCGATGCTGGACGGGATGACTGGCGGCTTCCAGGCAGACCGATACGTCATCATCGGAGCCAGGCCATCGGATGGAAAGTCAGCCCTTGCCCTGAACATGGCTTGCGACATTGCCATCCGGCAGAATACCCCGGTCGGATTCATCTCTGCCGAATCCTCAAACTCGGAGATAGTCACCAGGGCGCTATGCTCCGAAGGGAGAATACCCGGAGGCAGGCTGATGACCGGGCTGCTGTCTGGAGCCGACTTCACGAATCTCATGGACACCGGGGAGAGGATGAGGGAGTGCCCCCTGTACCTGTACGACGCGCCAAACCTTCGATTCTCGGAACTCAAGAGCGTAGCTCGGCAGATGGTATCGGTCCAGAAGATAAAAGCCCTGTTCGTTGATTACATCCAGATCGTCCAGTGGGAGGATTCACGCCTTGCGATCCACGAGCAGGTTGCGGCCATATCAAGGGGCCTCAAGCAGCTTGCCAGGGAATTGAAAATCCCGATCATCGGATTGTCCCAGCTGAAGCGCGACAGCGAGGGCCGGGAGCCTGAAATGGCAGACCTTGACTATTCCAAGCAGCTGGAGCAGGACGCCGACGCGCTCATACTCATCTACCATCCCAGGGTGAAGGAAGGAGAAGCAGAGCGGTCAAGCATGCTTCTGGTCAAGAAGAACCGCGACGGAGCCAAGGGTGCCGTGTTCGTCAGGTTTGCCCGTGAATATGTCAAGTTTTTTGAAGTTCAATACAAATAGGAGTGCAGAATGAGCAACAGGTATTCAGGCCAGATCGCAGCAGTGTGTTTTATCATCATCTTTGTCTTCATGGTGTTCGCCGGGGTTTACGCGGTTGGATACAAGAACGGGGAGAAAACAGGCACCGTAGAGCTACAGAGCCCTGTCTACCGGCTGGCTCAAATGCCGACAGAGAAACCTGTCTTCGCCATCTACGAGCAGGGCGGGATTGTCACGATGGTGACAGCGTTCCGCATGAACGACGGGAGGGTGTTGCCCCATAATATCTATGGCGGGCTGGTCCCGTACGACCTCCTGGAGGAACCCATTGGCTGGACACCTATCCCCGAGGGACTCATGGAGGTAATGCAATGAACCATCTGAAAAACCTGACCCGTGAACAGCTTGCAGAGGACTACTACTGGGGCGATGCGGAGGCCAGAAAAAATGTAGCCGAAGAGCTTCGGCGTCGTGACCAAGAGAGAGAAGAACGCGCCTGCCGTGCCGAGGACGAAAGGAAAGACTCATGAGTGAATCAAAGTTTACGCCATGGATAGCAAAAAGGCTGGTACGGCCTATCGAAGTTACCCGCGTATTCGTAATCTTGTTTGACGCTGGAAACGGCACCCAGTTGCGCGTTGATAGCCGTGGAGAGTTTGAAGAGGCTGACGCGCATTTAATCGCCGCCGCGCCGGATATGTACGAGGCGATCCTTTCAGTGCTACACGCTGACGCCTGCGGCTTTGCGGGGATGATGGATTCCGCGTTGTCTAAAGCCCGTGCCGCCATAGCCAAAGCCGAAGGGAAGCCAGAATGACCCCCGAGGAGCGCGACGAGTTCGCCAGGAAGTTCCCGGCGGTAGGATGCAACCCCGGCCGATCGTACTTCCCGCAGGACGACGATTCAGAAGTTGACGAGTACCTGGACGCAGAGGAAGCGGCGGAGGAGGCGGAACTATGACCATACTCGGAAAGCCATACGAGGTACGGATGACCGACGACGTTGGGGCTGGTGGAAGCCTGGGCCAGAGCAAGCGCAGCAAACAGGTCATAGTCCTCAACACCGAAGAGTGTGCCCCGGAGCAGCTCGATGAAACGCTCCTCCATGAGGTCATCCACATCATCTCAGGGGAGCTGGTGCTGGGACTCGATGAAGAAACAGTAGCGCGACTGGCAGTCGGCCTATATTCAGCAGGATACAGAGTGGAGGCGAAGCTATGACCAAAGACGAAGAGCGGGCGCTAAAGCTGGCATGTGAAGTAGAGCAGATATCGGACGAAGACAAACAAATTGCACTGATCCTCGCCTACGCCAACGAAATCCGCGCAGAGGCGGCGGAGAGGTGCGAAGCAGAGTTCATGGTCATGGTGGCAAACCCTGACATAGACAATATAGACGCTATCCAGAAGCTCAGGCGCAAGCAAGTAGCGCAACTCCGCGCCGCTATTACCGGGAAGGAGACACTATGACCCACGACGAAGCAATCAAGACGATCCGCGATGATAGAAGCACAAAGATAAACAAGGCTATTGACGAATTATCAGAACTGACTGGCGAAGATTTTCACGGTTACCGATCAGAAATCTATAGGGTGCTATCGTCCCTCACCGCCCTCGAATCGCTGGCCGACGATTGGAAACCGTATATCACTCAGGCGGAGGCCGCTGAATGGCATACCAGACTGGTCGCAGAAGAAGAAGAGAACAAACGGCTACGCGCCAAGCTGGCCGAGGAGCCGAGCGATGAGCAATGCCTGACATCTGGCAAACAATGCCCGAATGATTGCTCGATGGATGAAACGAGCGAGGATGTGCGGGAGTTTGCTAAAGAATTACTTGATCCGGTAAACATTCCGTCGCATCACGATGAGTTTAAGTCCGCCATCATGGGGAGGGAAGAATGACCATAGCAATAATCTGGATCGTCCTCATGCTCGGAGCATGGGCTTTTATCTATGCCGCGACGAAAGGCGATCACGAATGACAGCGCGCCCGAACGAGCCGGCACCGGGATCATTTTACTATTCAGCCCCGGCGCATATCGTCATCACATCGCCGTATTTCAAGACCGGCGACCCCGTGCCGTCAGACTACCAGCAAGGCAAGCGCGACCGCAAAGGCGAATACGCGAGGCGGAAAGAGCGAGAGCAGGCGATGGTATGAGTGAAGAAGAAATAGCCGCCATGAAAGCCGAGCTGACTGCTGCACGTGAAGAGCTGGAAGACATGGACAGGCAGATCAATCTGCGCATGCAGGCACAGCAGGCAATAGACAAAGCAATAGCGCGGCTGGATGAAGCGCTGGAGGCCCGAGCATGAGCCGCCGTATGTGCAACGCGGCCGGGTGTTTCCTCATGGCCGAGAAGGACAAGCGATACTGTGCCAAGCACGCAGGCGAGCAGGGCAAGGATGACGCACGCAAGGCGGCACGAATGACCGGCCCAGAAATCGACCGCCTCGTCATCCTGGGCCGCGCCGGGAGGCTTACCCCCGTGGAGCAGGGACAACTCGCCGACATTGCCGACGAGTACCAGGGACACGCGCACCGGCTGGAGCGGTGGGTGCATGATTCGGTCAAGATGCTGGAGAATGTGGAATTATGACATCAGCAGTAGGCAGATACGACACCGCCCCGGCGCACCTGATAATCATCAGCCCCAGGTACTCGGCAA